TTACGCATCAAAATTTTGCGCCCTCATTTTCCCTTGCTCTAAACCCCACATAAAAGCAGTAAATTCAGAAGTATTAGGCAAATATTTACACGAAGAATCTTGACCGCCGATAACAAAAGAACCACCAGACACCACAAGAACTACACCCGCAAAAAAACCATCAGAATAAGCCCGGCAAGGAGAAATTAAAACGTTGCCAACAACAGGCAAATAAAGAGGCATACTCATAATGTCATTTACACGAGAATCTTTATGGCCTCTAAAATGAACAATATTACCCTTTTGCAATCGCATCATCTTTTCCTAAAAAAATACTGCAAAGCCCGTTCAACAACTTGCGCCTTTGTTTCATCGCGCGCAAGCATGAAATCATCCAACCGCTTCAATAATTCCGGCTCGATCAACACAGTCAAAGATTTTTTATTTTGCCGTTCACGATATGCAGCAACACGCGCCGCAGCATTCGCATAAATTTTCTTTCGACCTTTTTTGCAATGCACAGGCTTCGCGCAAAAATCAACTGTAAAAATATCATTAATATCTTTCACAATACCCCCGCCGGCTAAACGTTACAAGACACGAATTTAATTAGATGGATTAACCTAATCCACCAAGAAATCAAAATCTGGCACACCTTGAGTACATTGGCCAATATGTTTCCGTTCAGTTTCGCCAGTTATCCAAACCACACCGGCCGCATAATCATTCCACATGCTCATATGACAACAGCCGGAGTAATACACCAAATCATGCGCTTCGATGATAGCTTGTTCGTAAGTAATGGCCTTTAGCCAGAACCGTTCAACCACGGGCTTTATAACGTTTTTACTATGCCAATATTTTTTAGCGAACTTGTCCGAATCTTCAAATTCTTTCCCAATATATTTTGTAAGATAACCCGATAACTTGTCGCGCTTCCATTGACGGGACGCCCCGCCCCATCGCTTTTTAGGCGGCTCAACATTAACCGCGCCCAATGACCTTTCGCCAAGCTTTACACCACCCACCAGCCATTCACTGACCTCTTCCAAGGGCTGACCTATGGCAATCAGCCAGCAACGCAACAGCCACCGAATATCCTGCTTTCCCTTAACCGCAACGTGTATGTGATAGCTCCCGCGCTCTTGCTTTTCGAGCACCGCGAGATATGCCCAATCGGGATACCGCACACGAAATAACCGCACGAACTCTTTCCATTGAGCCGCCACCGTGTCCCGGTCTTCAACGTTGGCGCGATATGAGAAAGTTAACATATGGTCAGCAAAAAGAGACTTGACCAAATAACGCACGTTTTGCCTTGCGCGCTTGGTTGACCGTTGCCGGTTTTCAATATCGCGCTCTTCCTGCTCTTCACATGTCCTGCGTTTTGTCCTGGGGCAATCAAGAAGCAGATTAAAGCCCATGCGCGCATTGATTACACTGGTTTGATTAACTGGCGTTACCGAAACCTCTATTTGCCCATGCGGAAGCCGAACGACTTTTGCACGGTATTCAGGAATCGGAACGGAAACCGCCCTATTCCACGCGGCATATTCATCAGCCTTTGATTGAGGCGTGAAATCCGGCCTATCGTTGACAGCATCCCACTTTTGACGCAGACTTGAACCCATCTTGCAATGCTCCATTCGAAATTGACTTGCGAGACAGGGGCGGAACTTTCCATAGTTGCCGCCCCACTTTTTTTAAACCTGCTTTACCCCCACTTGCCGCAACAACTCGCGCAACCGCTCAAGCTCATCATTCAAACGGCTAACCTCAAGTTCGAGCGCGCAAACCTTCTTTTTATAAAAATTCAGATTATTCGCATCCATTGCATTCAACCCTTTTTATTAAAACCGAAAAGCAACAGCCTTTTCTTTTAAAACCGAACCGCCCCACCTATCCAAGACCCACATAAAACCTGACTTTTGCGTCATTGGTTTGCTTATGTGTCCGTATTACAAGTTAAGCGGTCGGCTTCGCCGCCCGCATGGACTTGCCACACTACTACCATGCCCTTGACCCGACACCAGACACCATTACAGCCTCTACAGGAGCACGCACAGGCACCGAAGCCCCCCTACCATCCCCCACAACGTCAAAACCGCTTGTAGAGGGATTTGAGGCCATCTGAATAGGTTGAGCGTACGGGTTGAACGGCTGGCCTTTTTCGAGGTACTGACGGCAAGTCGCATCGAGCATGTCAAAGATGCGCGTACCTTGTTGCGTATAGCAGACACATTTTTTTGCAGTTTGAAGACAGGCCGAAATAACCGGCATAGTCACAACCTTACGCAGATCATCGAATGCCGGAGCAGTTTCAGGCCGACCGGCAACAACAGGCTTAAAATCCAAAGGCTGACCAGAAAGCACCACAGCAGCAGGCACACCGGAGGCAGACGGAGCCGCACCAACAATCTCACCGGATTTTTGCGAAGCCGGAACTTTTGCCTTTACCGGATTCATGAAGGATTGATAAATAAAATAACCAAGCACCGGAAAAACCAGTATGGCCAGATACATCATTTTGCGAAAAAGAGGTGTTTTGTGACTTGTCGTTAAATGCTGAACGGTAGACTTGTAGAACGGGAAAACATGCTTTGGCAGCTTGTAATCAGAATGAGCGGAAACCGCTTTTTCTGACTTACTGTCAGAATCCTTGCACTCAGGCCATTCAAAGCGATGCCGACCGCGCCAACCATCTGTTAAATGAATATGCTGACCGGCCAACATGCGGACATTACTATGCAAGAGCCGTTCTTTTTGCGTAATAAAAAAAAGATGTATCCCAAAATGACGATGGTATTCGATCATCTGGATAGCCAACGGAACAGCAGAACCGGCAGGCTTTGGACGCATGTAACGTTGCGCTTCGTCAATCAGCAAAAGACTGTTTGGAGTTGCCCAGAGATACCATAAATCCCAAGCAGTTTTGGCAGTCGCGAGAGTTTCGACATGAAGAGAATAGAGCGGATTTTCAGGAAGCCAGACGGCATATTCTTCAGAATCGACTTGAGAACGAGGAACGAAATCTTTTTTCTTCAGTTCCTTAATGTCGGGAAACTCAAAATACTCAAGTTTTAACTCAGCGATACCGTCAACATACTTATCCAACGAATGCCACATGGAAGACTTATCAAAAAAACACAAGTCAATTGCATGGGCTGTTTTTCCGTTGCCCGGCGTACCAGTACAAACGGTAAGCATTTTTTACTGAATCCTGCCAAGTGCCGAAAGCTGCAACATAGAGAACCGCGCAGCCACCGCACCAAGAACAATGCCGATCGCATCAGGCACACCGGCAAGGCTTAAAAACTGCATAGCGGAAATATTGATTACACCCCAATTACTGATAACAGAATTCTGTATTTGCGTCATTACAGCAGCAAGACCGACATAAGTAACAACACCGATACCAAGACCAGCAAGAACACGCTTTGCAATAGGAACCGATACCGAAGCAAAATAGACACCGAACGAAGCCATAGAACCCCCGAATTAAGATTGATAAGGCCGACCGACAAAGACAATCATCGCCGCGGCAATCCAAGCAAATAAAAGCATGAGCGGTTTGATTAAACCGAGCTGATCACAGGCAGGCTGAAAAGAAATCGTATAAGTCGGCAGCAACCCCATGCCAGGAATAACCGCAGGCGCAGGACAAACAGCGACTTTAGACAATGAAACAGGCGTAATAGAAACGCTAACCTCTTTTGTACCAAGCGGCACATCATCGGGAACGTCCCCGACATTTGTTAAATTGGCGCACGCCAAAATCTCAGGATGAATCTGGCATAAATCAGGAGTTGGCTTATCGGTTGAACTCGACACAACACCATTTGGGGAAAAAGATAATTGAGGCGTAGAAAGTTGCGTTATTGACGAACCAGAAGGAGCCGAATTTACGACCGTTCTTTCCTCTTGAGCAAGACCAATTCGAGGGGCATCGCCATAACGTTGCCCTTGCTCAATTGTGGCAATGTTACGCTTTTGAACACTAGTATTATTGTTAAGAGCATCCGTCAAACTTTTAACCTCAGCCCAACCAGATTGAACCACAGCAGGAGGGGCAGAATTTAACGGCGTATCAGCAGGAATTGTTGCACCATTTTTTAAGGCGAAGTTTGCAGCATCGGCAGCAACAGTTGCGGCGGCAGTTGCAGCCAACAAAGCCGCAATCATCTGTTCGTTCGTAACAGAAGAACCGCCCGCCTTTTCACACATATTCGTTGACGAATTGTATGTATACACAGGTACAGAAACCGGACAAACCGCAGCAGTTTGGTAATTGGGATTAATGTATTCACCATTAGAATAATTACCCGTTGAAATATTGCGCAATGTGCAAATCCATTGATGCGCGCCGAACACCGAGCCACCGTTATAAATCCCATTGTCCGCAACGGTCGCCGTATAGATCAGCGCGGAGCGATTGTAAAACGCTAAACAGCCCTCAACAGGCGTGCGACCGAAAACAAAATTAGAGGACTGGTTCCAGAAAGCATATTCGATACCACCAGACACAGGAGGAACAGACGCATTCAACAACGACGCAGAACCGTCAGGATTCCCAGTAATCCCCTGACCCTTCAACCCTTGATAAAGCTGATACCCAGTCATGCCAACCGATGCCGCCATAAGCGCACCCATTAAAATAGGTGAACCAAAAACAGCACCCACCGCAGCACCACCAATCAAAACACCTTTTGCCAACGTAGTCGCGAGAGGTGCGCCAACAGAAATCGCTTTAGCCATCACACCAACACCCGCCGCAGCAGCCGCACCGGCAACAGCAGCACCAGACGGAGCCGTTACACCCACCGGAACCTCAGCAGTAAGCAAGGCCTGACCAGCATTAACAGCAGCACGAAACCCTTCAGGATTAGTTGCCGAGCCGCCACCGGCAGGAGAACCGGCCTGACCTGCTAAATAGTTTTGGTGCAGCTTGTCATAAAGCGCCGAACCCGCGCCAAGCTCAACAGGATTTGACGTTGCAAAAGCGCCTTGAGGCGTTACAACTAACGCCTGACCATGCTGCCATAAATGGACTTGCGGAGTTTCAGGAGGAAGCACACTTACGGGAGGAGGAAGAGCTTCAGCACGTACAGGAGTGCAAGAGAACAGGACGTTGCAGAGGATGAAAACAAAAGCCGCCCAGCGCATGAACACCATTTTTTTATTTGCCATCATGCACCCCAATTAAACGTGTTCGACAGCCTTAAAAATCAACAGGAACGGCAGCACGATTAAACTTGCGCCAGCGAGAAAACAGAGAGCAGAAAAAACGCTCATTTAAGCAACCTAGAACAAACCATGACCGACCATGCAACCGCCAACACCGCGCAAAGTTGCCAACCGAACTCAACACCATTTTGAAAATATTCGGAAGGAGAAAGACAAGACGAAAACGAGGGAGGCACCGCAACGCTCGTTGTAATAGAACCGTTTACATTAACCACTTTAAGCCACACACCCGGAACAACATCCGGCATATAGCTAATAGTCGTTAATTTATTAGGTGCACTGTCGAAATAAGTAAACGGGAGAATTGACGAGAAATAATTATCAATTGCAAGAGGCAAAGACTCCATGCACTGACCGCCCGACAAAACCCCCGTGGACACGATTACAGAGCCTTACGCGAGGACTTCAGACCGAAGATCATCACATAGACAGCGAAAACAGCAGTACCGATCAAACCGACTTGAACACCGGCAGCGGCAATAATAGCGAGGTCAAGAACTGGCATTTTAAATCTCCTTATTTACATTTTCAGCAGTACCGCGCCGAACCGGACGAGGGGAAAATTTCCCGCTTGTTTGCTATCCCGAGCAATTCTTTTTAAAAACGACCAATCAACTTTTTAGCGACAACTCATCGCCAGAAACCGCGATTCGGAAATCTTAGAAAGTTGTCAACATTTGAAACGGCAGGATATAAATATCCTTAAAATCAAAGTCAAAACCGCTTGCAAAATCCAGCTTTGAAGGGAACCCGCAGACCAGAGAGCCGAGGGGCTAACCGCAGCCCTGACCCAACCCACAGACCCCCATCAAAGCCCCCTCACCTTCAGCGTATTTTTTTGAACGCGACTTACGAAGGCGAAGGGAAAAACCGCTATACCTTGGCAGCAACAACCTGCGGTTTGTTCTCGGGACGAGAAATGTTAGCCAAGGGCCGGAGAGCCACCAACACGCCCCCGATTTTCTTGGTTTGATAGTCAACCCCTATCTTGAACTCGGCTTCATAAAAGCCCGCTGTTGGCACATCAGCACCCTTCGGCATAGTGAGTTCACCCACCTTTATTTCGCCAGTCTCCGAATCCGTTACGACACACTGACAAATGTTCATGTCATAGGCAGAACCAGATTTTTTGCCAATGCCGGACTTGTTTTCAACAGAGAGAACTTGAATATTTTGTTTCATTTTTTATAGCCCCTTTGGGTTAATTAATAAATCAGAACGACGACGACGAAGAGAAGAAACATTTACTTTTTTTGAAAAACTTTCACAGATACGCGGAAACGTTATTGATACTTCCTGAGCTTGCAAAAAACACGTTCCCATATACACATTGGCCGCACCACATAAACCCACTTGGAAGCGCAAATAATTGCAATTCTGGCAACGAACCATTTTTTAGCCCCTAGCGGAAACGAGCAAAAGGACGCGAACGCGAAACATAGGAGCCCATCCAGTCACGCTTATTGCAAAGCTGAAGAACGAGCCGAACACCCTTAAGAGAACAGCGAACAACAGAAGGTTGAGAATTCATTTTTAGCCCCTTAGATACACTTAAATTTAAGTGCAACCGAAGAATAAACTAAAATTTTAGAGCTTGTCAACTATATTTTTAGAGTGCACTATTATTTACAACCAAAGGAGGAAATCATGGAAATTGCAGACCTACTAGACCGTGCCAAAAACCGCGCAAACCTACCCAGCGACTACGCATTAGCCAAAGTGCTAGGCATCACAGCCGGAAATCTAAGCAACATACGCAAGAGCCGAGCGCACCCCTCGAACGAGGTTGCAGTAAAACTAGCCACACTCGCCGGACTTGAAGAAATGCAAATAATTGCAGAAATTGAACTTAGAACAGCGAACACAGAGAAGAAAAAAGAATTCTGGAAACACTTCATCGAAAGCCGCGGACTTGCAGCTTGTTTGACCATGACCGCACTTGCAACTTCGATTATTTTGACACCGGAACCAGCAGAAGCCAACGTTTTACACTTGGATAATTATGACGTTTTTTCACGTCATAACGACAAGAAGAATATACATTATGCGTATTTCAGGGATGGGCAAAACGGAACAGTTCGCGGAGCTGTTTCAATTTTTTTGGTGTGCGTCATCTTCCAGCAAGTGCTCAATCAACGACCTGAGCTTGGCTGGTCTGACGGGTTTATGCAGTAA